CAACGAGTTCGTTCGGGTTATTGGTCTTATAAATGTAACGGAGTGCGAAAGCAAGACCGACAGGACCAGTCAATGGCTGAACACCAACGAGGACGTTAGCGAAAAGCTGTGGGAAAACACGACGGACGAGTGCCAAAGAAATCGGTGCGAAAACACCCTTTGCGTCACCACCGTGTGGAATACCCTGGTCAAGACCGAGTGGAGCACCAACGCCCTGAGTAAAATCTTCAGTCAAGAGTTCAGAACCGAGGTTCTTAGTCTGCTGGTTTTCCAAAAGACGTGCAGTATTATAACGGACAAGGTTGTCCTTAATGCCAGCAACTGAGAGTCCGCCTGGAGCCTTACCCCAGCGTTCCATCATACCAGCTTGTGTCTTTGTAATCTTCATTTGTTTTTTCTCCTATTAAAAAATTACTTATTTCTGAATTTCTATATTTTATTTATAAACGAAAAATTAGATTTTTCGCATTTCAGTTAATTTTCATCAATTAGGTTAGCGGAACCAAGCATCATGCGTTCGCGAGCGCTCAATTCACGTTTTTTTGGTCTAAATTTTTCAGTGATAGTTTCGTTTGTGCGGTCTTCGACATAGCGAGACTTGCGAACCGGCTTTTCATGACTTTCGAACAATTGTTCTCTTTCATAACGCATAGCGTTAATAGAGTCTGCTTGTTCTTGAATCATCTCGATATAAGAGTCAATATCCTTCTTAGTTTCGTTCAAGCTCTTTTCCTTGAAGAACTTACGAACTTTGAGACGTTGATCTGCAGAGAGGTCAGCAACCTTTTCAGAAATCAAAGACTTCTTACCAGTGCTTTCAACCAATTCAGCGAGACGCATGTTTTCATCGAGCTGCTTCTGGAGAGAAGAACGGATTTCAGCATTTTCTGCCTTCAATTCGCGGATTCTCTTAGAACCAGTAGTGTTAGGTGCAACATATCTGTCTTCGAGGATGTGAATAAACTCTTCAACAATCGGCTGACAGGTTTCTTGCAATGCAGTCTTCTGAATCATCTCTGGACCAATCTTTTCATTGATATTGTATTCAAGATACTTATCTAAGCCAGTAATAACTTTTTCTTCGATAGCCTCGAGTTCTTGCCCATACTTTTCTGTGAACTTTTCATCAAAGAATTCAAGGATATACTGTTCTGAAGCTTCTTCGAGTTTCTTCTTATAAGATTCAACCTTTGCATCGGCTTCCTTGCTCAACTTGTCGCACTTTTCTTCGCAGAACTTGTTAGCAATTTCTTCGATTTCGGCAGTCTTCTTTTCAACAGCTTCCTTAATCTTCTTCTGACAAAATTCATCAGCCTTCTTGGCAATCATCTTGGCTTCTTGTTCAGACTTTACCTTTACCTTTTCATCAACAGTGAATTCAATAGCCTTTTTGACCTCATTCAATTCTTCTGCTGAGAATTTTTGGGAAAGGGTTTCAAGAATTTTATCCATTTTGATTCCTCCAATTTAACATAGAATTTTATTCTTTATATTTTATTTATAGGTTAAAAATTGAATTTTTTGTTAAAATTTAAACATAAAAAACCAACTATATCTTATAGTTGGTCTAATAACGATATATTTTTAAATTACTTCTTGTATGGTCTTACCCTATATCCATGTTCACGCATTATTCTTATTGCTTCATTCATCTCTGCGCTTTCTTTAACCATTTCTTGTTCAGCAATAGTCGTAGCACAATCATCTGCTGACATATTATCTAAGAAAAAATCTCGGCAATATGCTTCCAACTTATGTCCCAACATGAATGCGTTAATTCCACGATGCTTCAAACATTTAACAACTGCGTCTTTATATCGCTGATACTTATCCTTAAATAAACCTTCATTAATGTCTTTCATGACTTTCTCCTTATAATTATTTATAAATAATATAACGATTAAAAGGAATTACTATGAAAAAATATGCAGATTACGTAAATGAACAATGTGCATTGGCTATAAATGAAAATACTTCACAAATCGGTAAGACTGACGTTTTTGAAGGTTCTTCCGCTATGGGACCTCACCATCATGAATACTGGATTTTTGATGAAACCGGTTATGGTAGAACTAGCGATGCATTAAATGAACCATCAAATCTCAATAAGGAAACTCCTATTACAATGGTCGGCGGTCACGTTCACTTTATCAAGGATGGTGTTTGTCAACCAGTTGGTGACGGTCATACTCACAAATTGCTTCCACCATGTAAGGTTGGTCCTGATACAGAAATTTTCAGCTGTAAATGCTGCAATCATGATGATGTTCCAGCACCTGCCGCTGTTTAAATTTTTAACAATTAAATAAAAAACCGGTTTTAAAACCGGTTTTATTTTTATTCATTATTTGTTTCTTCTTCAGTATTATTTGTAGCAGGTTCTTCATTAACTATATGTTTTGTCCAAACAACGTCTGTTTCGAATTTATCCCATCCTGCTGCATCTGGATCTTCAATATCAATTTCATACATAGTTCTAATATTATTAGCACGTTCTCCGTTTTCATCATCTAATATTATTTCTGCTTCGATTGATATTTCAATTCCATTTATACCTGTATTTGGAAGACTACCTGGACCCCAACTCATATGTCCTGTTGGAGTTAAATCAATTATTGGTCCATTCCAATTAACTTCTGTTGTTGAAATAGAAATGAGATCAGTATCTGGATATTGGTTATAATCATAAGGTATTGTTCGATAAGAACGATAAATTTTAATAGTATCTTGATTTGTTAGGAATGGATAATGTGATAAATCTAACTTTAGTGTATCATAACCATATTCTGATGATTCAGGTGTAACAGTATTGATTTCAAGTTCTCTATCATTAGCTACAACTGGTTCTCCATGACCATTATATTTGTAAATTTCTAATGTTATATTACTTGAAATAGGTTCTGGTTTAGTAAATTGTTCAACAGGTGTTGGTGGAGTATATGAAGGATCTTGTGTAACATTAAGTCCAAAGAATAAATTATTTTCATATCTTCCTAATGGTAAATTATCAGCATATACATATTGACGTATTTTATATGCACTTAATCGCATTGTATAGTCATCAATTATATTAGGTCTATCATTAACCATACCACTTGTCTGTGATATTGCAGTAGGAGTTGAAACTAAACATCTTTCTGGTTCAAATTCCCATGGTATTGCAATATAACTTAAGTTTTTTTCATTATATAATACAGATGAAACACTATCATCTGACCAATCTGGCATTATCCCGCTAGACGATTCTTTTGTAAATCCTGCAGTTATTCTACTAAAATATACAGGAACCATATTAGAATCAGCTTCTGGCATAGCAGTTGATGTGGTATTTACATATAGTTGCGAATCTGTTGGATAACTGATATTATGTCTAATTTCTTTACCAGCTTCGTAAATATTTGGATATGTATAACAACATCTATCTATATTATCTGGTAATACTGGATCTGCACTGGCATACTGAGGAGTTAATGTATTTTCACGAGTAACATAAGGATATAATGCTACATTTGCAGTAATATCGGTTGGAGGATTAGATTCAATATGAATAGTTATATTAGTGTTAGAAAAACCAATTAATTTATTTGGATTATTTGTACTTGTACATCTTGGAATTAAAATAAATTGTAAAGTTTTATTATCAATGAATGTAATAACTAAACCATTATTTTTAATTAAACTATTATCTAATTGGTTATCAATAGTAGTAAATTCCTCAGCAGTATCAGGTTTTACACTATAATTATCAATCAAATCGGTAAAACTTGTAATAGTCATATAAGATTGTCTTATAACATCATCTATACCAATATTAAATTGATTATTTCTAAAATAATCAATCACTGATTCTGCAAATGTTACGGTTATATAATTTTTATATCCATCATAAGTTTTATTTACACTATATTCCATGAATTCCTCTTTTGTTATTTATAGTTAAAAAAGACACCAAATAAATGGTGTCTTTCTTAATTTCGATTTTTCTTAACTTATTCTTCAGTAACGGTGACTGTAGAACGGTTAATGATAATCTTAACATCGATGAATTCGATAGCGCTTGTCGGGTAGACAATGATATTGACATTCATGATTGTTGGATCTTCTGGATCCTGAGTAACGCTTAACTGATAACGGTCAATACCTTCAGCAGCCTTAACTTGTTGTAAGAAGGAATCAATATCGTTTCTTGCGGAAGCACGAGTATTGACACTGTTCTGCATGAAGAGGTAAGGAGTCATCTTGTTTTCAAGACGTTTTTCGATGTAGTTCAAGCAACGACGAACGTTAATTCTATTGAGCAAGCTGTTCTTCTTGAGAGCAGTCTTCTGACCCCAGAGAACAACACCATAGTTACCGCAATCACGGCTTGTATTAACGTTGTTATCGTAAAGCTGACCAATTTCATCGTCTGTTAACTTGAGCAACTGACCATTGGTGTAGTTGATTGTTCCACAAGCAACACCAGCTGGAGCTCTCCATGGATATGCGAATGTATCACAGTAAGCCATAGCGCAAGCACCTGCAACAGACTTAGGCAAGTAAATCCAGGATGCTAAAGCACCGTTATAATACTTATCGTAACCAGCATACTGAGCAACATAATCACCCTTGTTAAAGCTGAAGGTCTTTGTTTCAGATACCATCTGCTTTGCAGTCTTTGCAGACTTAGAAGTGACCTGAATTACACCAATATCCATTGTTCTAGAACCAGCAATCTGAGCAATCTTTCTCTGGTGAGCGTTATAGCGCTGACGACCATTGAATGTATCGATTGCATCAACGTTGAAAAGAATATCGAATGGAGCACGACGTCTATCAGTATAGAGAGACAATGCAGCGGTCTTTTCAGAAATGTTATTCTTTTCAGAATTCTTACCACCTGTTAATCCGTAAATTGCAAATGTCTGCTTTGGCTGGACATATTCGCCAACGCCGTTACGAGCGTCATTGACAGAAGCACGAGAAACATAGATATAGTCAGAATGACCGTTAATAACAATCGGAGCATAAAGGCTGTTGCCGTTATCATCCTTTGCATATGGGTCAGTAGAGACAAACCAAGATTCTGCAGGATCCTTAAGGAGTGCATCCATACCAAATCCCCATGCAGCTTCAGCAGTCTGAGTCTTCGGCTTGATGTAAACGTTAATTCTGAAAACCTTTTTCCAAGT